AAGGGGCAGATGGGCGATATGCGATTGATTTTTCACTTTCGAATCGGTTGAAAGCGCCTGCAAACTATGATATAATGCGTGGAAGAGCGTGCTTTGAAGGGGAAAGTCTGCCCTTTTGCGCTCGGGAAGCATTGGAATCATGTAAAATAGAGGGACTAGACCCGAGAAAGGAAAACAAAATGAATTATCCTGTCGAATATACTGTGATCACGGAAAATGAAAAAATCTATATTGAGGGCGGCGCCGATTATTGGGGGCTGTTCAACTACCTCATCGGCGACTATCTGCGGGACGCGGTCCTGAGTGAGACTCGCTCGGCTGTCTGGAACAGCGCCAAGAAGGGCTCTACTGAGCCGCTGCAGAACTGGTTCAAGAACTTCAAGAGCATGGGGATCATGGGTATGATCGGCTACATCTATGGTATCTACCACCTGGGCGAGAAGATCGATACTTACCTGACCAAGAAGTAATAAAAGTGGAAGAAAGAAAATTCAAAAAATGGGGCTGGAAGGCTTTGCTGGCGCTGCTGGGCCTGGCAGCGGCTGGCGCATTCGGCTTTTTCAGCATTTTCAATACGGTAAGAGTGGCAGCGGCTGAACCCGCCCTCTCGGAGAACGAAGCGAATGAAGCGGCATCTGTCACCATCACAGATGCGGAACTGGAACAGCTGCTCAGCGGCGAGCTCACGCTGGACAACCTGACCCGGACCGGTACGGATGAAGCGTCTGCAGCCTCCGAGGCGCAGGAGACCGCCGCCGGTGAGCAGCCGGCCAGAATGGAGTCTGAGGCGGCAGCGTCCAGCGAGCCGGAAGACTCTGCATCCGGCACGGAGCAGAGCGCAGCCTCGTCGTCCAAGGCTCCGGTGGAAGAAAAGCAGCAGGAGGCAGCCTGTGAGGCCGAAGTCAAGGCTCTCATCCAGCAGACCTACGCGCTGAAAGCCATTGCAGAAAAGGGACTCAATTCCAGTATCTCTGCGGCAAAGGCTGAGTACAAGACGCTGCCCGCAGAGCAGCAGACCAAAACCAAAAAGATCATGATCTGCCTGTCCAAGACGGGTGAACTCACCTCGCTGCAGTCGTACTGCGACAAGGAGATGGGCCGCATTGTGAGCCAGCTGCGCACGGTCCTGAAAGAAAATGGACAGAGCACAGAACTGGCCGATCAGGTCATGAGCACCTACAAAGCCGAAAAGAGCCAGCGCTATGCAGAGCTGAAAAACAAGACCAGCGATCTTGTCTGCGAGGCCCGCCGCGCCGGCAAGATGAATCAGGAGACCGAATTCGTGCTCAAAAAGTTCGGGGTCAAGCCGCCGCGCATGTGCACCGACGTGAACCCCAAGATCCGCAAAAAACTATCCACTATGGCACCATGCCGCGCCACAGAAACAATCCGTGCGGTAGGGCTACCGGAAGACGAGGAAACCTGTGTAATTGACGTGGACGTTTTTGGCCGCACCTGTGTACAGACGGCGGCAAAACTACATATCAGCGTAGATGGATTTTACAAATTGCGCCGCCGCGCATACCAAAAACTGGCGGATGCATTCGATTCCTAAAAATAGCCGCGCCCTTTTTGGGTGCGGCTATTTTTCGTTTTTGCACACAATTGGTGCACACTGTAACTACATTATTGCAGAATCAAGGCAGAATCCGGGCAGTTTATTTGCCCGGATTTCTTTTATTATAGAGGCAAGGAGGCGGGAATATGTACGAGCGCTTAATCAAATGCGGGTTTACCGCGCAAATGGCGCAGGATATTTGCATTCTGTACGCAGACGATCCCCAGGGGCTTTTAGCGTATGTGGAAATTGCTGAAAGCCTATATAGGGGTTGCAATCATGTATAAATATTTTAATCCAAATCCCTGCGGGAAAAACGTGTCCGATTGCACTGTCCGTGCGATCTGTAAGGCCACGGGAAAGGATTGGGGCGAGGTTTATCTCCGGCTGTGCATGCGTGGCTACTTGGACGGTGATTTACCCAATGCAAACGCCTGTTGGGGCGCGTATCTGCGGTCCTTAGGCTACCGGAGATACATCATACCGGACACTTGCCCGGACTGTTACACGGTCGGCAGGTTTGCCGATGAGCACCCGCGCGGGACGTATATTCTCGCCCTCTCTGGGCATGTAGTGTGCGTTCAGGACGGGGCTATCTATGACAGCTGGAACAGCGAGAACGAAATCCCGCTTTATTTTTGGGACAAAGAAACGGAGGAATGAACATGGCATATCCCTATTTCAACCCCTATTATCCGCAGCCGATGCCGGACAACCTCATGCAGATGCGGCAGATGCAGCAGATGCAGACACAAATTCCTGCGCAAACGGCTCAACCGCAGCAAATGCAGACAAGCGTTGTATGGATTAGCGGGGGAAAAGAAGAAGCAAACGGGTTTATGGTCGCCCCAAATTCTCGAGTAATTATCTTTGAAACAAACTCGATGGTTTTCCACATCAAGGAGCGAGACGCAAGCGGCACGCCTATTCCAATGAGGACGTTTAATTACACGGAAGAAGCCGAAAACAAATCTCATGATACTAAAAAAATGGATGATAAGTTTGTCACCCGCAAGGAGTTTGACGCGCTGGCGGCGCTTGTGTGCGAATTGAAGGGCAAGAAGAAGCGCAAGGAGGACGATGACGATGAATAATCCCTTTTTCGGAGCGCTCGGCGGTGGCAACGGCTTTATGCAGATGTTGCAGCAGTTCCAACAGTTTAGGGCGAATTTTCAGGGTAACCCAAAAGCGGAGGTCGAAAAGCTTTTGCAATCTGGGGCTATGAGCCAGCAAGAGTTAAACCAACTTCAATCTATGGCAAAACAATTCGAGCATTTATTCCATTGATCTTATCGTGGCCACGATTTGATAAATAAAATTTATGAAAGGGGAGATAATATGTCTCTTTCCGACGGTGCTCCCATGATGACTATGCCGGTCGCGCCCGCGAACAGCTACGGCGGTGGCATGGGTATGTGGGGCGAAAACTGGATCTGGATTATCGTTCTTTTCCTCTTCGGCTGGGGCCGAAACGGCTGGGGCAACAACGCTGGCAATTCCGGCGGTGTCGTAGACGGCTACGTGCTGACCTCTGATTTTGCCAATGTCGAGCGCAAGATCGACAGCGTAAATCAGGGCCTTTGCGACGGATTTTACCAGCAGGCGCAGCTTGTCAACGGCACCAACATGGCGATGGCAAACGGCTTTGCACAGGCCGAGCTTTCCCGCAGCAACCAGCAGGCGGCGCTGATGCAGCAACTCAACGCCATGCAGATGCAGGCCGCTAATTGCTGCTGCGAAAACCGTGCAGCTATCGCCCAGGTGCGCTACGACATGGCGACGCAGGCGTGCGACACGCGCAACACCGTGCAGAACGCCACGCGCGACATCATTGATGCGAACAACCAGAACAGCCGCGCCATCCTCGACTTCCTGACGCAAAGCAAGCTGTCCGACCTCCAGACCGAGAATCAGAATCTGAAGCTGGCGGCATCTCAGGCCGCGCAGAACAACTATCTGATCTCGCAGCTGCGTCCGTGCCCTTCGCCTGCCTACATTACTTGTAACCCGTGGGCAGGTAGCGGTTACGGCGGCTGCGGATGCAATCAGGGCTGCGGCTGCTGACAACTGCATAGCATAGCTTTTTGCCGACAACGGCGAAATGGTCGGCCCCGTGCCGATACTACGATAACGCGGCGGGGCAATCGCTCCGCCGCTGTATTTTTAGAAAGGAGTTTTTCATGCCTGAATACACTGCTGTTGCTGCACAGACCGTAGCGGCAAATCAGAACGTGCTTTTTACCGAGGCGCCGATCCCCTGCACAAAGGGCCTTGTGACCCATCGCACAGGCTCTGGCCTGTTTAATCTCCGGGGTAACTGCTCCCAGTGCCGCGTCCGCTACAAGGTGGACTTTATCGGCAATATTGCCGTAAGCGCCGGCGGGACCCCCGGCCCCATCTCCGTTGCCATTGCGGTTGACGGTGAACCTCTGCCGTCCTCCGTTGCGACGGTGACGCCCACAGCGGCGGAGGCGTTTTTCAATGTGGCGGCATCCGAGTACGTTGACGTTACAAAGGGCTGCTGCGCGTCGCTGTCCATCCGCAACGTTAGTGGCGAGGACATTGACGTGAGAAACGCGAACCTTATCATTACAAGAGTTTGCTGAGAAAGGAGAATGAACAATGGGTATGAAATCTATGTATGACCTGCGCGATATGCTCTGCAAGGAGCTGGACGAGATTACCCGCAAGGGAGAACTTGGCGCGGGTGACCTCGACATCGTGCACAAGCTGACCGACACCATCAAAAACATTGACAAGATCGAGATGCTGGAGGATGACGGCTATTCCCAGCGCCGATATTCCCAGGCCGGTGACTGGGAGGCGGACATGCGCGGAACCTATGGTAAAGGCAGCTCTTATGCCCGCCGGGGCACCCATTATGTCCGCGGCCATTATTCCCGGGACGGTGCCCGGGACGATATGAAGCGCCAGTTGCAGGAGATGCTGGACAACGCCGACGACGAAAGCATCCGCAGAGCCATCCAGCGCTGCATGGACACGATCGAGGACTAAAGGGGGTGCACCCCTATGGTTGACGAGAATGAGGTCAAGCGCTGGATAGCTCGACTTGAAACAGAAGAATCGAGCTGGACAAACTATGAGAAACTGGCGGCGCTCTACATTATCCGTAACGAGCAAGGCGGGGAGCAACTGCAGGCGAAAGCGCCCCCAATGCTGTATTCTGCAGAGCCTGCGCCGGCCAAGAAAATAAAACCCTCCGGCAGTGAATTTTTGAAAGCGGTCGGGAATGTAGCGCAGGATAGGGCGTGGGAAGTTATGGACGAGCTTATGGACACACTAAAAATCGTCAATGAGAAAGCTTATAACAGCGTCCTAAAAAAACTAACCTAAATCGCTACTACTAACACGTTACTAACAAAGTTAATCTTGGCGAAAATAAAAAAGTCCGGGAACCCTTGAGATTCCTGGACTTTTTTGGTGGAGACTGCTGGACTCGAACCAGTGACCTCCTGCGTGTGAATTATAATCGTTTTGAATATATAGGCACAAAAGTTAATAAGAATAACAATATTTGTTGCGATTTTGCAACTTTTCGCAGAGCAATTTTGCAAGGGCTTGCCTTGGCTCCCGTCGGTAACTAACAAACTACTAACAAATTTTCGCCTTTTTAACGGCCTGCACCAATTCCTCCGCTGATGTATGGACGTATATATTTGCGGTAGTGGAGTAGTTGGCGTGGCCGAGGATCCTCTGTAGCGTTTCCGGAGCAATCCCCGCTTTTCTCGCCCAGCTCGCATAGGTGTGCCGGGTGGAGTGCGGCGTTTTGCGCTGGATTTTTAATTTTTCCAAAAGCGGGTAATAATCCCGGCGGCGGAAGTTTGCTGGAATTTTTTCCCCAGCATAGCCGGATATGAGCAGTGGGCCAGTAGCCTTATTTGCAAAATAGGCAAAGTATGGGATCCCTTCGGGGCGGATTGGGATGATCCTGTTTCGCCCAGCCTCCGTCTTTTCACCGCCGACCACATAATCTTTGTGATAATCTTTAGCCGGTAGGGAAAACAATTCCCCTATGCGCATTCCTGTGTAAATCAGCATGAGGATAATTTTTGCGGTGTCGCTGCCGTCCGCCTCCAGCTTGCTTATTTCTACATCGGTAAATGTTTCTTTTTCTTTTTTTATGTTTTCCGGTAGCTGGGCGAATTTTGCAAAATTTGTTGTGATGATCTCCTCACGCATGGCCCATGTGGAAATCTGCGTTATGAGTTGCTTATACTTGGACACAGTGCTGTGGGATTTATGCATGTGGGCATCCAGTACGCCCTGGAAATCCGCCGTTTTTAAGTCCCGGAACTTCCGCTCATGCAGCGGCGCAAAAATTTTAAATGCGCCGTCATAGCCCTCTATACCGTTTGGCCCTATTTTTTTGTAATGCTCCGCTTTCCAAGCGTCGAACACCTGGGCAAAGGTCATGTTGTACCGCTCCGTTAAATCCTTGCCTGCAAGGCGTTCCAGCGCCGCTATAGCATCTTTTTTGGTGGGGTAATATCCTATAATGATTTTTTGCTTTGCGGCCACCCAGGGCCTGCGGCGGCGACCGGCGAGCTTATACACTGTCCCGGTTCCGTTGGCCCTCCTCATTGCTTTTCCCATTTTTATCCTCCTACCCTATATTTTTATCAGTTTGATGGGGCCTGTAATATCGCAGCGCATTAATCAGCGAAGCAATGATTACACCGACGCCCACCGCAAGCAGAGCAAATAGCATCCAGCCGATTGATGTAATCTGCCCGTTGCGGATAAGCCCTGTGTGCGGGACGCTTGAATCAAACGCCAAATATCCAAATATTATGGATACGGCAATTGACAGCGAAAACGCCAGGATATACACCCAAATTTGCAATACGCGCTCCTTTTTTTCGTGCTTTGCCACTGATCCGGTCAGCTGCTCCATGCCGCCCTCCAAGTGCGCAATGCGTAGGGCTGCGCTATGCTTTGCATCTGCATCGGCCATTGCTCTGCGGGCCTCTGCCAGCTGCTCCTCCGTGGTTGGTCTCTTTACGATACCAAAATACTCATCTATAGACACACCGAGGGCGGCGCATATAAGCCCCATCTTGTATAGGCTTGGATCCTTTGAAGACGCAGAAAAGTAATTGCTGATCGTGGACGATGACAGATCTGTTAAATCGGCTAAGTCTTGCGTGGTAAGATGCTGGTACTCCTTTGCCTCTCTGCAAATATCCTGCAAAGTTTTTTCCATTTCTTCCCCTCCTGCCTTATTTCGGGCAAACCTCTCCGTTTGTTTTTATCGGCTAATCGTATATTATCCGGTTTTTGGGTTGACTTGCCAAACAACAAACTGATACTGTGGGTATGCGGCCAAGAGCCGGTGACGGCGATAGGCGGCAAAAAATCCCCACCGTCCGGTGCGGGGGCGGTGGGGACTATATGAAATAATCTTCTATGGCTTTCACTTAATCCCCAATAGCTTGCCGACTTTTCTTTGCCGCCCCGCCTTTGTTGTAGGAATTCCCGTTGCTTTTGCAATCTTGCGTTTTGCGCTGGTAATTCCAAGCGCACGTTTCCAGCTAAAGGAAAGCCCTGGTATTTTAAAGGAAGATTTTTTAGCCATTTCTAATTATGCTCCTTCTTAAAAAATTTTTTGTATTGTTGCCCTAAACTGTGCAACAAATGCCATATTTTGACTATAGGTAGATAAACCGAAAGGAGAAATAATGTGGATTGGAAGCAGAAAAATATAAAGATGGAAATTGTAAGCTGTGAAACGAAAAATAAATGTGATATAATAAAGAATGCAGAGCATATTGCGTTACTTTCTGAGGCGATTTCTTTGGCGAGTAAAATGACCCGCGATCAGTTTGATAAAATTATGGAGGCGATAAAATGAAAATTTGGGCTATCAGTAAAGAAAACGGCTACGAGCGCGAAATACTCATAATTAATTCTCCAAAGCCCCGCGGGCGGCTTTGATAAAAATCCGCAGGGTTTCCTTATCCATTTTTTTCAAAAGCTCGACAGCTTCTTTCAAATCTTCATCTTTCATCCCGCCCTCGATCTCCGGATCGGGGGCTTTTTTTGCGCCCTCCGGCGGCAGGACGGGCAGTTCATCCCCGTCCAGCTCCGCGAGAGTGATGCCGAAGTGCTCGGCAATCTTCTGGCGCGTCTTTTTGTGGGGAATATTCCCTCCGTCAATCCAGTTTTTTACTGAGGACTGACTGCACTCCAATTCTTTTGCAAGTTGATAGTTTGAAAAGCCAACTATACTTTTTATATACTTCAAATTTGTAGCAAAAGGCACAAAAGTAACCCTCCAAATTTGTACATAGTGATACTCCAAATTATATTGACTTATGCTGCAAGTTGGAGTAATATAATATTCGTGGACAGGCAATAAAAACCTGCACCACCCCGATAAATAGGGCTGGCGTGATAGGAAAGTTTGTAGCAAAACCAAACTATCACAAATGCTCTAATTTGTCAAGAAAATAATCTAAATTTGGAGGTGATATTTTGGGATTTGGCGAAAACCTCGCACGGTTGCAGGAGGAACACGGCGAGACGAGTTACAGATTGGCAAAGGCTATCGGCGTACATCAGACGTCCATTACGAACTGGAAGAACGGCATCAAGCCGCACCCGAAGCACGCTAAGCTGGTAGCGAAGCACTACGGCGTGAAGGTGGAGGAACTGATGGGGACAGACAAGGAGGAGGCAAGCGAATGATCGAAACCATGACGCTGCACCAGGCATCGAAATATCTTAGAGATAATGGCTTGAGCCTTTGTTCTGACACTCTGGCTGACGGCCTGGAGCAGGGCGTGTACCCATTCGGCGTGTGCATCCGCACCGACCGCAGCCGGGTATTTCAGATTTTCAAAAAGAAGCTGGATGCGTGGATCGCAGAGCGGGAGGAGTAAACATGACCAACCAAGAATACAGGGCGCTGGAGGATGCTTTTCTGGCACGGCACGATGCGCTGTGCGAAGAGAAGAGCCCGCTGGAGTGCGATTGTCCGGCCTGCCCCTGCAAGGGTATGTGCGATGCGCTTTGCGCTGCGGAGGTGAATTGATGGACGGATATACATTGACGCTGGTGATCATCGGCGCAGCTACGGTGAGTTATTGGCTCATGCGGCTGGTGGACAAGCTGGACGGGAAGTAACACAAACGGAGGGAAAGACGATGTATTTGTGTGATTATTGTGGGGCAGCGTTCCATTCGTTGGATTACATCGAGGAAAAGTCCGATGAGTGCGGAAACAGCATAATTTATGTCTGCCCAGAGTGCGGAGAGGAGATTATCCCCGGAGAAGCGGATGAATGTCCTGTTTGCCACGGCTGGAAGCCGATGAAAGCCGCTATGTGCCACAAGTGCGAACTGGAAACAATCGGGAATTTCAAACTGGCTATACGGAAGTTTTCCGATGTGCAGCTTGATTATATTTCCGACCTGACGGAGGGTGAGTATCTCTCGGAGTTTTTGCATAAGGGGGGCTTGGGATGATAAACGGTGTCCTCCGGTACATAAAAGCTACAGTGGAAATCCCATTCCCGGAGGGGAAAATGTGCTGTAACCTCTGCCCACTGCTGGAGACTTATTCGCGAAATCAATGTCGGAGAACAGGCGAGTATCTGTTAGACACGAGAATCGTTGGGGCATATTGCCCGCTACAAGTTGTTGATGAGGAGAAACCCGAATGATGAATATCTACGAGAAAATCGCTGCAATCATGCAGGATGTCCAGTATTTGGCAAAGGACGATCATGTAGAGTTTGGCAGCACCAAATACAAGGCACTGAGCGAGGAGAAGGTAACCTCCATCATGCGTGCGGAACTGCTGAAACACAAACTGGTTGTATACCCCATCGCACAGACAGCCGGGAGAACTGGGAACATTACCCACGTGGATGTCATCTACCGCATGGTCAACGTGGAAAACCCGGAGGAATACATCGAGATTGCATCCTGCGGAGATGGAGCAGACACACAAGACAAGGGCAGCGGCAAGGCCATGACCTATGCGTTTAAGTATATGTGGCTGCGGACCTTTGCGCTTCCCACCGGCGAGGACCCGGACAAAATTTCTTCCGCCGAGCTGGACGAGAAGGAGCGGAACGCTGCTCCGGTGTGTGAGCGATGTGGAGCTGACATTGTGTCCGTCAGGAAGCGCAACGGCGAAATGTGGACGGTAAAGGACATGGTTAAGTACTCCAAGGGCCGCTACGGAGCGCAGATGTGCGCCGGCTGCATGAAGGCTGCAAAGAAGGAGCAGGACAATGTTGCAGGCTGATGTGACCGCCGCACGGTGGCAGCAGGACAGCGATGGGGCGTGGCTGTGCCTCCGGGTGCAGTCCCCCGCCTCTGCAATGGCCATCTGTGACGAGATGAAGCCGGACAAGCAGTATGTGGCGCAGATCAAGCGCAAGGGCAGGAGCCTTGACGCAAACGCTTATGCGTGGGTGCTGCTGGATAAACTGGCGGCACACTATGGGATCCCGAGGAATGATGTGTACCGGGAAGAAATCAGGATCATTGGTGGTGTGAGCGATGTTGTGTGCATGGTATCAAAGGCGGCGGACGAGTTCTGCCGCAGATGGGAGGCGAAAGGAACCGGCTGGATGGCGGAACAAGGGCCAAGCAAAATTCCGGGATGCGTGAACGTGGCGGTTTGGTACGGCTCAAGCACCTACGACACAGAGCAGATGTCACGGCTGATTGACCAGATCGTTGCCGATTGCCGAGAAGCTGGAATCGAGACTATGACACCGCAGGAGTTGGATGCGCTAAAATCACGCTGGGGCGAAGCCCAGCCGTTGGGAGGTGATAAAGGTGACTGATGAAAGACGGTGCTTCCTGTGCGGCAGAAATGGAGCGGGTGACCCGCTGGAGCGGCACCACATCTTCGGCGGAGCGTACCGCAACAAAAGCGAGAAATACGGCCTTGTGGTGTATCTATGCGGTGAGAAGTGCCACAGGAACGGAGGGCTGGCAGTACACCGCAACGGGAATCAAATGCGCCTCCTGCGCCGATACGGCCAGTTAAAGGCCATGCAGGAACAGGGATGGACGGAGGATGACTTCCGCCGTGAATTTGGAAAAAGCTATTTGTAAGGAGGAAAACGATGGTAAACAGAATGATTTTGCAGGGGCGGCTTTGCTCTGACCCTGAATTGCGCCGCACCAACAGCGGAACAGCAGTATGCAGCTTCCGTGTGGCGTGGAGCGAGAAGATTAAGGACAGAGAAACGAAGCTGTTTCTCCCCTGCGTGGCATGGCAGGGTACGGCGGAGATGATTTGCAACCACTTTGCTAAGGGCAAGGAGATCATCGTAGAGGGCAAGCTCTCCAGCCGGGAATACGAGGACAAGACTGGCAACAAGCGCACTGTGGTGGAGCTGACGGCGGACCGGGTACATTTCTGCGGCAGCAAGGACAGCGCACCGCAGCAGCCCACGCAGACCTTCACGGAGATTTCCGAGGACGACGGCGATTTTCCGTTCTAAGGCGGTGCGCCGATGCCGAACAGAATCATACGCGAGAGCATCTGCACCAGCGACAGCGTAGATAGGCTTTCATGGTTCGAGGAGGTCTTGTTCTATCGGCTGATTGTTTCTTGCGATGATTTCGGGCGCTATGACGGACGGGCCGCAATTATCAAAAACAGGCTATTCCCTTTGAAAGAAAATCTTACTCTGAAAACTGTAGAAAACGCCCTTCATGGACTGGCGAGTGCTGGATTGGTTGCCCTATATACTTCACAGGGCAAGCGCTTCCTCTACCTACCAACATGGGGTAAGTATCAGACACAGAGAGCAAAGGAAAGCAAATATCCTGAGCCGGTAGAGCCTACGCAAGCAGATGAAATCATTTGCAAACAAATGAATGCAGATGTCACCGTATTCGAGAATCGAGAATCGAGAATCGATATACGAGAATCGAGAAGCGAGAATAATGCGCGCGAGGCGCGCTTCTCTCCGCCCTCTTTGGACGAGGTTCGGGCTTATATCGCCGAACGGGGGTCTACAGTTGACGCACAGCAATTCATCGATTTCTACGCCTGCAAGGGCTGGATGGTTGGGAAAAATCGCATGAAGGACTGGAAGGCCGCCGTCAGAACCTGGGAGAAGCGCAGAAAGGAGGAAGCCGGTGAACAGCCAACAAAGCAAGAATACCATGTCGGAACATGGCTGTGACATCTGCGGAGGGCTGGGCTACATTGTCCGGCGCACGGAAAGCGGCGAACTGGTGAGCAGAACCTGCAAATGCGAGATCATCCGCCGGAATAGGCTTCGCATGGAGCGTTCCGGGCTTCTGGGACTGCTGGATAGCTGCACCTTTGAGTCGTTCCAAACCCAGGAGTATTGGCAACAGGCAGCAAAGCAAGCGGCGGAGAGGTATTTGACCGACTGGAAAGGCAAGTGGTTTTTCATCGGGGGCTCTCCCGGTACTGGGAAAACGCACCTGTGTACGGCAATTTGCGCCAAACTGATGGACGGAGGAATCCCTGTGCGGTATGTGCAATGGCGTGGAGATATTCCGGCAATCAAGGCAAAGGTAAACGATGCGGAAGCATACGCAGAAGCCATGCACCCGCTGAAAACAGTCCGTGCGCTGTATATCGACGATTTTCTAAAGGGCAGCGTTACGGATGCCGACAAGAACATTGCCTTTGACCTGCTGAATGCCAGATATATCAACCCAGATGCAATCACGATCATTTCCACGGAACTGACCATTGACCGCATTTTGAGCTGGGACGAGGCAATTGGGAGCAGGATCAACCAGAGGGCGAAGGATTATATGCTGAACATCGGCAAAAAGCAGAATTGGAGGTTGAAATGACCAAGCGGGAGGAACGGGAATGAAGCACCTCGGTGATATTACGAAAATCAATGGTGCAGAAATTGAGATCGTAGATGTTATCACGGGCGGATCGCCGTGTCAGGATTTGAGCATTGCGGGAAAACGCGCCGGATTGGCCGGTGCAAGGAGCGGATTGTTCATGGAGCAGGTCCGCATCGTAAAGGAGATGAGAGAGCGTGACAGAGCGAACGGACGGACAGGTGACATGGTCAGACCTCGGTTTATGGTCTGGGAAAACGTGCCCGGAGCATTCAGCAGCAACAAAGGGCGAGACTTCGCGGCAGTCCTCGAAGAGATCATCCGCATCGCAGAGCCGGAAGCCCCCGATATTGAAGTGCCTGAAAAAGGCTGGCCAACCTGGGGGGGCTACCACGATGAAGTGGGAGGACGATGGAGCGTGGCTTGGCGAGTGCATGATGCGCAATACTGGGGAGTCCCCCAACGCCGCCGTCGTATCTCGGTTGTCGCAGATTTTGGAGGCGACACCGCAGGAGAAATACTCTTTGAGCGCAAAAGCGTGTCAGGGCATCCTGCGGAGAGCGGAACAGCGGGGGAAAGACTTGCCGGAAACGCTGAAAGCCGTGCTGGTAAAACAGAGCAATGCTTAACAGCATGGGACTGCCAAAGCAAACGGATTTTTGGCACAGAGGAAGCATCCCCGACGCTACAAGGTGGCGTTGGCGGGGGAGTAAATAATCCGGCGATTTTCTGCATGGGAACACAGCAAGGCGGGGCCGAGGTCCGAAGCGATGATAGAGCACCAACCTTGACCGCCGCTGCAGGAATGAGCGGAAACAATCAGCCGGTTGTATGCGCCGGGTTTAAACTCGGCAACAGCGAGCAAGCGCGAAGCATCGGATACGCCGAAGAGCAATCGCCCACGTTGAACGCGGAGTGCGGCGGGAACAAACCGGCGGTGCTGTGCCTGAACGATCAAGGCGGGAATGTGATGGGCGTGAGCCATGATGTTTCCGGGACGCTGAGAGCACAGGAGCATGGGCACCAGCCCTCCATTCTGGATATGAGCCATGCTTGCGATGTCATCCGAGACTGCGGCGATGTAGCTACCAGTCTGCAAGCCCGTATGGGAACCGGCGGCAACCAAATCCCGCTGACGTACCAAGATGTGACAGGTACGCTTTCCCCCGGCGCTCATGCCGGGAGCTACAACGGGCAGGACGCATACAACGATATGCTGGTGTGCGGGGCAACACCAGATGTGGCACACGCACTGCGGGCAAGGGCTTCCTGTTCGTACCGGGAGGACGCAGAGACATACCCGGTGCAGAACATGATCGTGCGCCGCCTTACCCCGATGGAGTGCGAACGGCTGCAGGGATTTCCAGACCGCTGGACGGACATTGGCGAGTGGATGGACAGCAAGGGCAAGCGCCGCAAGGATGCGGACAGCCCCCGGTATAAGGCACTGGGTAACTCCATCGCCCTTCCCTTCTGGGACTTCCTGGCAAAGCGTATCAGCGCACAATATCTTCGTCCTGTTACGATGGGCAGCCTGTTTGACGGCATCGGCGGCTTTCCGCTGGTGTTCGAACGGCACAACGGCAAGGGCACGGCGCGCTGGGCAAGCGAGATCGAGGAATTTCCCATCGCCGTGACGAAACTGAGATTTGGGGAGGAATGGCATGGCCACATTACGCATGATTCCCGGCATTACATACACCCGGCAAAACCTTGAAGCATTGACCGGGATGCCGGACAGAGAAAACCGCCGGATGATACGGGAGCAGCGGCGGCAGGGCGTACCTATCGTTGCGCTGAAAGACGGCGGGTACAAGTTGGCGGAAACGGAGGAAGAAAAGCAAGCCTTACTTGCTATGTACCGCAAGCGGGCGTTGGACGAGCTGGACACCTGCAGCAGGCTTGCAAAGGCCATGCAGGTGGACGGGCAGATGGAGATGGGAGGCGGCGATGGAACGCTTTAACACTCCGCTGACGAAAGAGGCGGCGAAATCACTGCTGGCTTTGGATTTAGAGGACAAGGTGATTACCAGCTACGAGAAGCTGGACGAGTGGTACATCGCGTGGGGCGGCCAGTGTTATGTGTCATTTTCCGGCGGAAAGGACAGTACGGTGCTTGCGTATTTGGCTGCAAGGTATCTATCGTCGTTCCGCACCCCTCCGTGGCCGCTGAATCTTGTGTTTGTCAACACCGGCCTTGAATACCCGGAGATACAGAGATTTGTCAACGAGTATGCGGATTGGCTGCGGCGAAAGTTTCCACGCATCACCGTCAATCTCCACCGCTTGCGCCCGAAGATGAACATTCGGCAGGTGGTGGAAAAGTACGGGTACAGCATCGTGAGTAAAGAGGTTGCGAACTGCGTTTGGCTGGCGCGAAAGAGCGGAAACGGAACGCGCATGGCTCGACTGCGCGGCGAGTTGTTGGACAGTGACGGCAACCCATCTGCGTACAACTGCGAGAAGTGGGGGTTCCTATTAGATGCACCGTTCCTTGTATCTTCCGAGTGCTGCCGAATCATGAAGAAAAACACAGCGCACAGGTATGAAGGAAGGGAAAACGAAAAACCCATCGTTGCGACAATGGCGGACGAAGGGCGGCAGAGATTTCAAAAGTGGATGGCGACCGGCTGTAATGCCTTTGAGGGAAAGCGGCCTATGGGGAAGCCCATGAGCTTTTGGACGGAGCAGGATGTGTTGCGGTACATCGTGGGCAACCAGATCCCTTATGCCAGCGTGTACGGAGACATCGTAGCAAGCGACGGCGAGAACGACTACGATACGACGCTGACGGACTGCAATCTGCACTGCACGGGTTGCCAACGCTCGGGCTGTATGTTCTGCGCATTTGGTGCGCACCTTGAAAAAGGCGAGAACCGTTTCGAACGCATGAAGCACACGCATCCGAAGCATTACGAGTTCTGCATCGGCGGTGGGGCGTATGACCCTGCGGACGGCCTGTGGAAGCCAACTGAAAAGGGGCTTGGCTACGCCAGAGTATTGGACTACATCGGAGTGAGGTATTGAAATGAGCGTAAAAATTATCATACCCCTGCCGCCGGTTACAAAGAAAAACAGCCAGCGCATTATGCACAGCAGCAAGACAGGGAAATCGTTTATTATGCCGTCGCAGAAGTACATCGACTACGAGGCAAAAGCTGTGTGGTACTGCAAAAAGGCTGGTGTGCATGAGCCGATCGATTATCCAGTGGAGGTTAAATGCCTGTTTTATATGCCAACCAGGCGGCGGGTGGATTTAACCAATCTGCTGGAGGCTGTGGACGATGTGCTGGTCAAGGCGCGGGTGCTGATGGACGACCACTGCGGCATTATTGTCAGCCATGACGGGAGCCGGGTACTGTACGACAAGGAGAATCCACGCACGGAGGTGAGCATAACCGCCTATGAATGATTTTGACTATGACATCGTGCAGAAAAAGCGTGTTGCAAGAGGCGCGTTTGCCCATGTGAACCGCAAGCGTGGGAAATGCAGATTGCCCAGCGACTACCTCACTGCGGCGCAAAGGAAGGAGAGAAACGGAGCGGTGAAAACTTACAACATCACACGGCCTATGCCTTGGGAAGATTTCAAGGCGATGCCGGACGACATTAAGCGGGAATATCTGCGGAATATGCAGTCTTGCGGAGGTGCAGCTACATACCTTGCGGAAGAAATGGGCTGTTGCAGTGCCACTATCATAGAATGTGGGAAAAAACGTGGCGTGCCGTTTGTGCGAGGTGGTCGGAACTTTAACTTGTGGCAAAAGAAACTATCAGAGTGGCACACATCCGAAGTGGTGGAAGAAACGCCAGAAAAACAGTCCGATGGGCCAACGCCGGTGCGTAGTGTGGAACCGTTGCACGTGCGAAGTGCAGAACTGCTTCACGCACGGCTCACTATCCGGGGAGACCGGGAAAGTGTTTTGCAAAATCTACGCATGCTTATGCCGGATGAATGTGAAGTCACGGTTGAGTGGTGAGAGGAGGAAAAAACTCGTGAAGGAGCATATTACCACTGGAGGGAAAACGCTTTGCTGGACTTGTAGAAAAGCGTATGGAGGATGCTCATGGACAGAAGTAGACTACACAAAAAAGGGCTGGCCTATACGATGTGAGCCGGTAAAGGGGTGGAATGCAATCCCGACAAAAAATGAAAAATACACATCATTTTTGGTGGTAAGTTGCCCAGAGTACGATCCTGATGATAGAAAGGAGGATACACATGACGGCAGATTTTGCGGGTATGGGGAAGCGCCTGCGGGAGGCAAGGGAGAAGGAACTTATGTCGCAGAATGATTTGGCTTTGGAATCTGGTGTAGCACCATCGACAATCAGCTATATTGAGTGTGGACACAGCACCGCATCGGTGTGGGTGCTGGCACATATCTGTGATGCGCTTGGGGTATCTATGCAATGGATGGTATACGGGAGAGGAAGAAAATGAGCAGAAAGAGCATATTTACAGTTGTCGGAGGTGCGGCCCTTGGGCTGCTGATTGCCGCCGGGATATTGTGGGTGGAGCCACTTGCCGCAGAAGCGGAATATGTGGAGGAGCAAGAACCTGTTTCCCCGCTGGTGGCGGAAGTAATCCGCCAAGAAACGCCACAGAAAGCCGCCTACACGCACGAAAGTACCATGACCGTGACAGCATACTGCCCATGCGAAAAATGCTGTGGAGCGTATTCAAACGGCTATACAGCCACAGGAGCGAAAGCAAAACAGGGCGTGACCATCGCCACGGACCCCGATGTGATACCGTTGGGGACAGAGGTTGAGATCGATGGGCATATCTACATAGCACAGGATGTGGGCGGCGCAATTAGCGGCGACCGCATTGACCTTTACTTTGATAGCCACGAGGACGCTTTGCGGTGGGGAGTGAGAGAAAAGATCGTGAGGTGGGCCGGATGAAAAGCCCCTGTGCGAAGGATTGCCCGGACAGGCTCCCCTGTGAGGCCTGCCGGAGGCGATCGAAGGATCTGGGCAGCTGCAGCCAGAGGATGGGCGGGCAGCAATGGCCCGGCTGCGTGGCGTGGATGGTGTGGTTCCGCCGGTGCTGGCAGATGGTAAGAGGGGAGGCCCCGGAGGCGGGGCGGAAAGGAGTATAGACATGGATGCAGTGGAGTTTATCCGGGAGAGAAACCGGATGTGTAAACATTTTCGTGGGTGTGCCAAGTGCCCTGCGGACGGTATGATATGCAGCACAATATGGGAGATGAATGACGCCGAAAGGCTTGTTCAGATCGTCGAGGAGTGGTCTGCTGCACACCCGCGTAAGACACGGCAGAGCGCGCTTCTTGAACAATATCCCTATGCAAAATGCGTTGATGGTATTTCGGTACTTTGTCCTGGATGGGTTGATACTTGTTTTTCTTGTCCTATTGATGGTAATAATAATGTTGATTGTAATACTTGTAGACACGAATTCTGGATGCAGGAGGTGGAGTGATGGAACGACTGACTGAAAAGCACTATCTTGGCACGGACCATTACATGACGTGTTCTGGTAATTGCAATGTGGACATGGATTGCATAGATTGCCCATCGTTTGACCGTCTGGTTGAACGCCTCGCAGCCTACGAGGACACAGGGCTGACGCCGGAGGACTGCGCAAGAGCGACTGAGATTGACGATATTTTGCTGGACGAGTATTACCCAATCGGAAGAATGCGCGAACTAATTAAGGCCGACAAGGACGGGCGCGTGGTGGTGCTGCCGTGCAAGGTGGGCGATACGGTGTGGGCCATTCTTGACGGCGCGAAATATGCAAGGGAATGTAAGGTTGACTTTGTGAATATCGGGAGTTTTGGCACAACTATTGTGTTTGTGGTAAAAGATGGGTTGAGAGAGCAGTACGGGGTTACCGCCGCTGCGTTCGTCAAAACCGTATTCCTGACCCGCGAGGAGGCGGAGAAAGCATTGGAGGCGATGAAGGATGAGTAAGGCTGTTATGCTGAGCGTCCGCCCGAAGTGGTGCGAGAAGATTTGCAACGGCGAAAAGACGATCGAGGTGCGCAAGACGCGGCCAAAGCTGGATACGCCGTTTAAGTGCTATATCTACTGCACGTTGCCAAAATATCCGCACGAGGACTTCATCGCGACGAACTATCCAATGCCACAGTTTTACGGCGGCGGCAAGGTCGTCGGCGAGTTCACCTGTGACCGGATATTTCCCATCAATGTTTTCGACAATGGTGGCATTCAGAACTGGTTTTTCGAGCACATGGAGCGATCTTGTCTTACATACGAGGAGCTTGCTGACTACATCGGCAACGGGAAAACCGGCTACGGCTGGCATATCTCCGACTTGCGCATTTATGATACGCCGAAAGAATTGAGCGAGTTCAAGACGCTATGTAGAGTTGATGCCGATTGCTGTGCCTGCCCTTATTACAATTACACCAAAATGGAATGTGATGGCCGGGTTATCGGTCGCCCACCCCAAAGCTGGTGCTATGTGGAGGAAATGTGAATGAAAAAAATTACTTTTGACGACTTGCGCCAGCTTTTGCTTTACCGGCGCATTGTGAAGTGGAACTACGACCGCATTGAACTGGACAACGGCGTAAAAATCCACATTGAAATGACGGACTACGACTGTTGCGCTTATGCGGCCGGTGTATTTAAGAATGTGGTGCTGGATGCCGCTATCACCTGCGTTTCGGAAATAGAACACGAAAAATGGGAGGATAGTGACACCTACGGCTGCCGCGCAAGGGTGACGATCATGCACAACATGAACCCTATTTGCGAGGCATACGCAAACGCAGACGCTGGGAACGGCGGTTATTACTACTCCATTGCATCGTTTATCGTGACGATGCCCGGTGTAGACGAGGAGGGCGCGTGCGAGTTCGCAAATAGCGAATGGGATGGTGCTGAAAATGACTGAATACATCGAGCGCACGGAAGAACTCATGCTCGCCATGAACGCCGGAGAAAAAATGGAAGGAGGGGCTGCAAATGCGTCTGATTGATGCGGATGCGCTGATTGCCGACAGTTGCAGAGATTGTCCGGAGGAGCTCAGGAAGCGTTGCAAGACCGAACCGGCTTGTGCGGACACGAAATTTCTTTTTGAAATTCCCACCGTAGATGCTGTGCCTGTGGTGCGGTGCAAAGACTGCAAGCATCGGTCTAAATCGGGCAACTGTGGACATCCGCGCCACCACGGGATTTTACCATCGGCATATCCATACGACTTTTGCAGTTACGGAGAACGGAGGGACTATGATTAAAGACAGCGGAGAAAGAACCAAGTTTCCAAGCGGAGCACTCCGGGATATGCACACGGGCAAGGGACGGATGGATTTGCTCCCTTGGTCGGCTATCATGGAAGTGTCGAAGCACTGCGAGGCGGGCGCTTTGAAATACGGGGAGCATAATGTCGATAAAGGGATCCCAACCCACAGTCTGTTAGATTCCGCCATTCGCCATGCGGCGAAATATCTGGCGGGCTATGTGGATGAGCCGCACCTTGTAGCTGCGGCGTGGAACCTACTGTGGGCGATCGAGATGGAGATTGTCCACACTGAATGCGTGGATACTCCGTGGAGGGCAAGCGATGGCGAATAAGGACGCAATGCTGGAAGCATTAGAGGAGATAGAGAACGGTATGTGCCGCATTAAGGAGCAGCGGAGCATTTGGCAGAATAGCCTTGTATATGCTTTATGCCAAGCTGTGCGGCTGCTGCTGATGGACAAAATCAAGGAGGGGCGGAAATGAGAATTGACGGCAAAACCCTGCCCAACAACCCCATGAAAGCGTACCAGCAGGGCAAGCTGATGGGGACAAAGCAAAACATGGATTTGGTGTCCGAAGTGCTGCTTACAAAGTTTGGATTCCACGTGTTGGAGGAAACGCCGGACAGCCACGACACTATGAGTGTTGAGTATCTGCAAAAATGCCTTGTGGAGCTGGTGGACGCAAAAAACAGCGGCTATGTGACCAAGAAGGATATTGCGGACGCTCTGCGGAGCGACTACAAACTGATAAACAACGCAGAGTAAGGAGGCTGGCATGAGCCGAAAACAAACGCTGCCGTATGATGTGCGGCTTGAGTGCATTGCCTATGTCAGAGGTTATCCACGGCGGGTACAGGCGTACAACGACGCACGGAGCGAGATACTGAGCGGCGGAAGAAGTGCAACAGAGGGTATGCCCCGCTCCCCCGGTATTGGTAGACCGGCCGAGAGCAAGGCGGAGCAGCTTGCCGCCATAGAGAACTGGCCGGAAACCAAGAAAATGCGGGCTGTTGAATATGCCATAGACCGATGTGGGCGGGATTTGGAGAGCGAGAGCGTTCGAAAGCAGCTTACACAGGGGATCATGCGCAACTGTCAGGGCAAGCATAAGTATTCCCGCAACAAGATTGTTGTTCCGGGGATAAGCGAAGCAACATTCCGCCGGAGAAAAGAAAGATTCCTGTTCGACATTGCTACATATTGTGGTTTTGCAGGAAAAGATGAGCCAAATTCCACCTAATGATGTGCTACAATAGGTACAGTGGATGATAAGGCATAGTCATCCACCCGTCTTTCCACTCAACCCGTTTCCTCCATCTTATGCGCCGCCGGTATTGGGCGCACCTTCTGGCACCGAAAGGTCATACCGGCACAAACAGCCTGTAGGGAAACCTATGGGCTGTTGTCATATGCCGTGCGCTCGTTGCACCCCACGATCAGGGGCGGGAGGTCGCACCTCCCACACGGCACAAATATATGCGGGCGGAAGCTGGGAGGAATCAGCTCCGATAGTAAAATTTCGGGTTCGCAGGTTCGAATCCTGTCGCCTGCACAAGAGGCCGGGTAGCACCCGGACACTGTGAGACCGCAGTCGTCACGGCCTTGTGTAAAGGCCGGTGACCTGCGCCAGCAGGAGCCGCAGGTAATCTGGGCAGCTCCTCACGCCACGCTCCCAGTCCTCCAGCGTGCGGGTGGGGATACAATAACGGGTGGCAAAGGCCACCTGCGACAGGCCGGTGTGCTGACGGATGTCCCGGATCGTCAGGTGGGCGGCGTCCCAGAGACGCGCCAGCAGGTCGATGCGGTCTGCGGGTATGTCCGCATCTGGTGCATCGCCCCAGACGGAGGACAGCGACCAGTCGGAGACAAAGGCGTCTCGGTCGGAAGAAGAAAGCGCTGCGCTGAACAAGGAAAAAAACAGTTTGTCTGTCATTTTTAGGATCCTTTCATCGTCAAAATTGTAAAAAAGGAAAAGCACCGAAAACCGGTGCTTTTCCTGCGGTTGAAGGGTTTGTCCTTCTTGCTATTTCAACCCACGGCGGCAGGATCGAGCCGCACCAGATGCAAGCGCCTCCTGCATCCGACAGAAATAGTTTACCACGCTGCACAGGAAATGTCAAGCACCATCATGACCGTGTTCCGCCCGCCGGATATGCGGCGTTTTCAAGCTCCCACCGCTCTTCCTGCGTCAGGGTGCTGGCGATCATGTCCGCGATCTGCTGCTGGGTCTTGTACCGTACCGCAAGTCCGACCTTCGTGACGTCATCGTCGTGGTAGACCGTCCATTCCTCCCGGTCCCAGTGGTACTTGCACCAGACATCGCCGGTAGACTTGTCGTAAAAAATCTCCGCATACTCCCCCGTGCGGGAGCCGAGCCCCTTGGTGGCGTTGGAGGCGTTGGCCAATGTCTCCTGGTTGATGTTCCGTCCGTGGGTGTTGATCTCCATGCTCCGTTCCTCCTGTCGAAAATTTTCATGGGCGGGGTTGGTCGGGTCAGCCCCGCCCGCAGCGTACCTGCGATCAGGCGGTCAGCTCTGCTGCCGTAGCGGCCACGCGCTCCTCGGCGGCGCGGATGCTGTCCGCCTTGCTGTAGGTGTGGGCCACCGGGTCGTCCCGGTAATCGTGTGCGGCGAAGGCGTCCGCTGCGGACTTGCTGTCGAACCATGCCTCACGGCAGAAGCTGGATCCCCATACTGCGTAGGTGACGGAATAAAAAGTCTTTTTCATGATATTTTCCTTTCTGCCGCTGTGCGGCTACCCTGTCCTTTGATCTGTCTATATAATACCACGCATTGCGTGGTTTGTCAAGGGGGAAAATTAAAAAATGAAAAATGACACAAGTTTGCACATATTTTTCCGGGAGCCAGCATGGGACAATAGAGCTGGCGGAAGCCCAGATCGCCAAAAATTTCTATGCGGCATAGGTGCCCCGTAAGGGGAGACCACAGCGAGTGACGGGGACTTTTCCTGAAGCGCTAAAGCAGGGCAGGACTGCAATGCCG